CTTGGTTAACATGCCAAGGGCTAACCCCAATGTTAAATAACATTGTGCCAGCACCGTCAGTTTCTTTATTCCATTTAAATTGAGTCAAATAGGATTCCCTGTTGACTATATTCTTAAAAGCCATGTGATCTAGGGGTCCAAATCCGGCTGTCCTAGGATCCACACATGTTTCTTGTTTAGAATCAAACGTGAGCTTGGGGCAAGTATCGGAAGAATCAGCGTTAGCAAAAGTCTGTGTCAGTGACGGTTTTGCAAATCTGGTCTCTGAAACATTGGTAGGACGAGAAAAGCCAAACATACGGGCCACATCCCCTAGCGCACCAGCTCCAATTTGGGTAGCAGTTGCATAAGGTCTAAGAAATGGCACATTCCGCAGGAGCCCAGCATGATGTGCAACAGCATATGCAGGACGAGAAATAATTCCTTTTCCGTATTCATCTTCTGGACCAGCTTGTGGAGATAAAGTGTTAGGGTTACTACTCGTTGGACACGAGAGAACCACATCTTCAGCCCAACAAAACACTGTAATAGTAATTTTACCGGTACTGCCTGCAAGATGTCCCAATGGGGTCATTCCTCGGATATAAACCCTAGAACGGCCCGTCCAGTCCGCAGTAAGAATATTAAAGGAATTGAAGTGGTGAATATACGGAATAGTAATTTCACCACCTTGAGACGTGGAAGGATCAATATATAAGTGTGGAAGTTGTGATAGCTGCGTGAGACTATTAGAATCCAAATAATCGTCAGTAGCTCCCATCGGACTATGGACGCAAATAGCACGACCATAGTGAAAAGGAGAACCATTCAACATAACTTTAACCTTGAGGTTAGCACGAAGATTACGATAATTGGCAATCCTATTCACATTACGAGAATTGGCCCAAAACAATAACCATGGATCTAAATCCAAAGACACAGTATTCGTAGCATTACTAGCCCAATCTACCCTTCCAATTTCAATTGGACGAGCAAAGAACGCAGACAATGATACGTCTCCTGTGTCTGCTGCATAGTAAGAATCGTCTTTCATGTGGTTAATCCCACTAGTCCAATCGTTATTTTCGTCTACAAATGTAGTAACAGAGGAAGATACAGTATCAGGATTTTCAGCTTTGACAATACCACTCTGTGGTGACATATATTCGTCTAAATCTTTGTCAGTCGGAATCTCATCAGGTTCCGGAGCAAACAAATTCTTTCTAACTTTTTCATAAGGTAGTCCGTCAGTAACGTCTAACTCAGAAAAGAGTTTAGTATATTCTTCCCGCTTATAAGCCGGAAGAGGTTGGGTAATATTCACTAAACGCCTGTTCTTCTCTCTCTCACTTTCATAGTGAGCCAAGAATTGGACTAATTGCATAGGTGAATAAGACGGAGCATCCACTCCTCGAGGTTTTGGTGGTCCTCGAACACGCATAGGGGGGCCAGGTTGGGATTGCGAGTCCTGGCATCTCTTATTAGGATTAGTGGTAGATAACATACTTTGTCACCCTACCAGATGACAATAAGGAACATTTTATAGTCTTGTTCAGGACTTGTTTTTGCTACAAGAAACATGCAAGCGTAACCATATTAGCAACCTATGGTTCCGTAACCAGTACAATATTTCTCCTTCCAAGCAATAAGACAATCGTCAAATGGCTTGGTTAGGTTCGAACAGAGATGATCCAATTCTGCTTCTTGAGCAACTTTGGTAATCTTCGTTCTAAAATCTTCATAGTCTTCCCTGCCATGCAAAAACATTTCCCTTAGGGAATTATCAATGTTAGTGGCAGAAAGTTCACTAGGAGACATAAATTTCGACTTCATCACACAATGGAGAGATTTATAAATAGATGTTTTCTCAAGTGCTCCTACTTCATATCCAAATTCTGGATCAAAGCGAGAATCACGCTTGAGAAAACTAATTTCTCCGTGTGGTCGAAATGCCGGATGAGTTCCGGCTTTATCAGGGGGAGTATAGGTCATCCCATACTCATCCATTCTTGAAGACATCACAATATTGTTAACCAATCGCAATTCTTGTGAATACTTCCTGTGGAATCATCCCCATAAAATATCGCTCCTACCATACTACGGAAAGGGGGAATTTTACTTCTATCCCCAGTATAAGAGTCGTAATAAGCGGCTCGGTGAAGAATCCCATTGCTAATATTATTAATAAAAACAGTGAGATTTTGACCTGAAGGTTGCGAACCATTGAACCCTATAAGAGTTCCATTATACGCAACTGTGGCATGAACCACATCAGAGACGAGATGCTCCATAATACGGATGTCTCTCTCACTGTAACTAAGTACCTTTGCAAGTCTAATAAAGACTGAAAAGGCAGACCTAGTTATTCCAGGAGGGAGTTTTTGATCATATGCTTTGAAATCTCCAGCAATAATACGATCTTTTCCAAATTGGGTGGCATGGGCTATTAACTCAGACCATTCGGTACCATAGGCATTGGTTCCTACGGCACACTCCGAAATAGTAGGATCTGCACAAAATATGGTTGTAATTGGCAAAAAATATTTACGGAGCACCAACTTATGTGCTAAAGATGCAGCGGTGAAAACTCTCACCTTATCCTTTGTGACTTTGGTAACTTCATCTTTTAATGAAGCCTTAAAAATAGGATAGGATCTAACACCGGCTAAGGCGTTATCTTCCATTGTCCTAACTTCATCCCAAAATAACTGATCCAAAATTACTTCCCCTCCGTCCAATTCATCAACTACCATGTAGTTAGACAAAGGACCGGATAGAGGGAAACCAACAGATTTAGATCGATCCATTCTGTCGATAAAGCGAACATTTTCAATACCGTTCAAAACTTCTCGGTCGGATAAAGGTTTAAGATCAGTGAACGCCGGATATTGGCAAGCATAATCAACGATAGGCTTGATATAGTCGTCGGTCGCCCACTTCACAACGTGAGGGTAGGGGCCGACAGCTACATCACTATAACCTTCCAAAGCTTTATACCACGGTTTCCAAGTTTCTGGACCAAATTTGGGTCCTGCATAAATATTCTCATCGCCACAATGAGAAGCTACAAGATCTGAAATAGGAGACTTCTCTACTTTAGTGTAATAAGAGGTACCCCCCGGACATGATCCATAGACATCTATCGGGATGTCTGGAGAAAAATAGTTAACGGGAGACTTTTTGTCTATCTTTGGTCCATCATAGACTTTGGCATCGTAAACGGAAGTTCTGAGGACACCTTCAGAAGTGGCAATCGGCAAATTACACATTCTTTGCAATTCTATTATAGCAGAACTTATCTCACTAAAAAGCAAACGTCCTGAACATCCACGGGTAGTATCGGATACACCGCCCAAATGAAAGCCTAGAATAATATTTGCAACACTATCACTAATAAGAGGAGCCATACATAGACCATTAAAAGTTGGTTTACTCAAGAAATAATTGCTTCCAGGGAACGTTGTAAAACCATTTGTAACATTTCCATTGGAAGTTTTACCTTTAAAAGTGGAAATAGTTCCATCTCGTGCCCGGTAAGGCATGACAAATCCCACATCACGAAATTCAGAAAGCGGAAAATAAGGGAGCATATCGCTCCAATCTCCTCCGTTGGAAATGTAAATGAGCGTGAAGTCTTTACCAGGAAAAGTATATATCATTTCACGAGAAATCTTGGTCATAAACTTGTTATGGGGGGCATCAGGAATATTTCTTATTATCTGCAATTGAAAATCAATATCAGGAATATTATGTCTAGGTAGTAACAATATATTACTGTTAACAAAGAATCCGTTTGTTGTGGTTACTTCTTTACCAGGAACTAAATATCGCACATAAACCACATTCTTGGCCACCTTGGTAATGGCTCTATCGGTAGTGATACATTTTGCGTGTTGAGTAGCAGGAAGAGGTGTGACAATAGTTCTATCCCACTGCGAGACAGTAGCCAATTTTCTTTTCAAAGCTTCTTCTTGTTCGGGAGTAACTCCAGAATGAGAATCCACCTTTGAAACCTTAATAAGGCTTTTAACGAATTTAAGTGCGGCAAATACTGTCACACATCCGCCAAATAGCCAAACTAAATTGGTTTCCCGAACACGATTTCCTAATTGCGAGAAATAACCAGGAACCAAAGAAGAATTTCTGATACAAAGATCAAATTCCTCCAACATGGAAACGGATATGTGGACTACTAAATAAACAATAATCAACATAGCAAGTTTCCACATACTAGGAAAGGTATACCAATAAAGACAAACCACTGTTAGAGTAAAAAGCCTTAACTTAATAAATTCAAACCAAAATTTAGGCTTAACTAAAAACGTTATTACACGCATAAAAGGATAATTCAAGAAAGTCGCTCCGAACAACCTATACATGTACAAGTTCTGACACGATTGGTAATAGGCCACCCGATCAAAAATATTTTCTCTCTCAATACCGTATTGAACGGAATTTTCACATTCACAACAAAATCTAGGATTAGAACATTTGTCACAAATATGAATAGTTTCATGTAATTTATTAGCATTCCGAACAACAGAACGTTGATTGCGAAAATGAGTTTGAGACATTTTAACGCCCAAGCGTATAAGATCCTTTATACCAATCTTGGCAATATCGTCTGGCAGGCACTTAACGTCCTTAACTATGGTTCCATCAACCAAATTGAGATAACTAACCATTTTATCATCAGTCCTTGAACTGTGAGGAATAGCTTTCAAGACTGTGAAATCCCAAATATCGGAACAAACTTGGTCGTCTTCGGACAAACTAGATATATAATCTATAACCAAAGACTGATCCAAATAATGATATCCGGGAGTTCTAAATTGAGGCTTAACAGACACGCCAATATGCATGTCTATTCTCCTCATCATAGATAAAGGCTCATTAGAAAAATCGCCAGCATTGAGGTTAGGAACATTAGTAGTCAACAACAAAGTTTTGGGTCGGACAGGAATTTTACCTTTAGAAGCAAGATCAGCCATAACGGCATATTCTGGGTTGTTGTTTTTAAACTTCAAAAGGTTTACAAGTGGAGATTCTTCCAACATATCAGTACGAGTATTGCAAATATCATCTAATACGATAGTCACAACATCAGCGCGATAATTGGAAAAATACTTATCATTTTCATTATGTGTAACAATCTTTTGTGGATCACAATCAAAACCATTGGCTTTAAGAATAGAGATATTAAATAGGTTTGCAGCGGTAGTTTTACCTACCCCAGACAAACCATGAAAACAAAAGCTAAAAGGGGCTTCTCTAAGAGCTCCTGAATTTTGGACAATATTATATTCAGCTACCCATTTACG